TTCTTATCCCCCCGTTGCGATAGGTAGAAGTTAAGTCCAGAACCAGCGTCAATACCCCAGAAGCCCCACGTAGCCTTCACCATCGCTGATTGGGTAATAGTACCACCGTTCCACGCTGGCCCTTGAGCACCCGTAGCTCCTTTATCTCCTTTTGGACCTTGTGGACCTGTCGCACCAGTAGCTCCTTTGGGACCTGTAGGCCCTTGCGGGCCTCTGATATTCCTTGTTGTTGGTGTTGTAGTGGAAGTGCTGTTAGACCAGCTAAGATTACCATTGGTATCAACTGATGGTAGCCAATACTTGAAGGGACTAGCCCCACCTGTACTAGTCTTATATGCTATAACATCCCCATCTGCCTGTACGCTGTTAGTAGTCTTTATCAATCCACTTGCTGTGATACTACCTACACCTGTCATATTACCACTGATATTAGTACTACCATTAAATGATTGCCCCCAAATGGTTCTAGCGGTTTGCAACTTTGTCGCTGTCCCAGCGTTACCACTTACATTCCCTGTTATTGAAGCCTTGATTGTAGCAGGTAACTTCAAATTCACATTACCACTGCCATTAACACTAACCACAGATCCCACACCAGTACCATCGGACGATACTATACCTATATTTCTGGCTGTACCCCAATTGGCTGTAGTGATATTGGCAGAGCCATTAAAATTAGTACCGTTGATAGTTCTAATGGTTTGTAATGTTGTGGCGGTAGTGGCATTGCCATTTAAACCAGCGGTAATAGTTCCATTGGTATTGAAATAAATGTTTGCAGTTTGGGTGTTAGTTCCAGCGTTATAATTGGTGTCAGTTATATAGCTGAAATGTAACCTGTTCTCGGTATATGTACCACAATCCCAACTACCAGCCTGTGACTTGCAAGACCATATAGGCATATATTGACTTGCGCCAGCACTATTAAGTACGATCATTGCGCCCTTACGACCGTTCACCCAGCTTTGTGAAGATCCTGCCCTAGCTATTTGTCCACCAGTCATAGTTCCACCGCTCAAAGGTATATAACTATGTGAATGAGAACTTGCAGCAGCCCCAATACTTGCGGCTGTGATATTAAATGATTTAGCAGCTGATCCATCATAAGCTCCCTGTGAAGTACCATTCAAGCTAATAGTAAGTGCATTAGGATTCTTTAAGGCAGAAGGTACTGTAGGATATGCTGGTAAACTGATAGTATTCCCACTTATGTTATATGATGTTGACCCAACCTTAACTGTGCTAGCATAGTTATGTGTATGTGAACTGTTAGCCTTGCCATTTAAGGCTGTCTGTAGATCAGACTGGTTACTTAGCGTACCTGTGATCTCTCCCCACTTTCCACCGCCTGTAGTACTTGTGGCACTTATAGTACCATCAGAGGATACGGATAGACCACGACCAACCTTTACACATCCTAGTGCTGTCTTGCTGGCTATAGGATATTTCTCACTCGTAGTACCAGTACTATAGGCTATTATATCCCCTGTAGCCTTAACCGATTTGAAATTAACATCATTGGTAGTGGCTAGGTTCTGGTTAATAATATCTAGGTAGCCTTTATTACTATGTGAGTGCTTCTTGCTATTGGCATCATTCCAGTTAGTTCTTTCCGTATCAGTAATGAATCTATGTGTAACGTCCTGCGTGATTATACTGGCAGGGTGATTAGTTGGATGTGTATAGTTATTATATGTAGCACCCTTGGTCACAGTGATTGTATTGCCGCTTTGACTTATAGAGGTCACTGCGTTACCTGTCCCAGTGGTTGTAATGGTGGAAGCGTAATTACTATGCGTGTGATCTGTATTGGATTTGGAATTTAGCTTGGTGTTAATCTCTGTCTCTGTGTAATACCTATCATCGTGTGTATGCGTTGAAGGTGTGAATGAGGAAGGTTTGTTATTGATATTATCCCAATCCACAGAACCAGCCTCACCACCATCAATATTAACGCTAATCGTGCCGTCCCCAGATACATTAATATTATCTCCTATCTTTACACATCCTATAGCGGTCTTACTGGCTATAGGGAACAGCTCCTTACTTATGCCCGTGGAATAGGCTATTATATCAGCCTGCCCTAAAATAGTCTTACTAAAGGTCTTTTGTCCTGTTATAGTCTGGTCTGTATCTAATGTAACACCGTTGAAATCTGATATGTCCTGCATCTTGTGGGTATGGCTAAAGTCCGTGATCTGTGACTTGGTATGTGTATGTGAGAAGTCTGATATTTCAGCTTTGGTATGTGTATGCTTGGAAGGGGTGAAGGTGCTAGGCTTATCCTTTATATCATTCCAGCTACTAGCCCCACCAGCCTCGGCATTTAACGTGCCATCATCTGTTATAGTCAGATTCTCACCAACTTTTATAGTTCCTAAAGCCGTTGGGGATGCTATAGGATATTTCTCTTTAATTTCATTGGTACTGTAAGCGACTATATCCCCCGTAGCTCCTACATTACCTTCTATAGTCTGGCTTTCCTCTCCAGTCAGCTTTACATAATTACTTAGGTCTACATTAGAACCACCACTAACAGAAATATTACTACCTCCATATCCGTATTTATGGTATTTACTTCTAGGCGTGGCTGCTATTCTGCTACTTGTTATATCCATAGTTAATTAAGTTCTATAAGGTTACATTCTATGCTATTATCTTCATAATTGATTCTTCCTCCAGCAAATACAAACCTCTTACCAGACAGATAGCTATCCGTAATAATTGAATAAGGCTGTACTTCTGGCTTAATCACCTGTAGAAGTTTGACCTTCGGTTGCTTGTATTGGTTGATTATCCTTTTTATTAGATATTCTTCTGGCTTATTAGACGTATTATCAATAGTATTAGTGAGAGTATCCAGTATGGCCGTTCCTACTATAGCCTTACTGAATGATAACTCACTATTATTCTTGGATGTTATCTTGAATGTAATATCGTCTAGGGCATTGATATAGGATTCATTCACCACATTCTCATACTTGGTATCTTTCTTCTCTCCAGATGTGTTACCCTCTTTACGTTGGCTCTGTAAAGATATATCCTTGACGAACATATAGCTAGGCGGGAACAATATAGCCATTTCAACATTAGGGAACTTGGGACTATATAATGTAAGCTCCAGATCCCCAACCATTACCTTATCTATATTTATCAATGTACCAGTAAGCTCATCATAGCCTGTTGTGAAGTCATTGGTATTTCTGGCATTCAGCCATTTAGCGGTTATCTTATTCTTGTCACAATCTGTATATAGCTTAAAATAGTTATCACTGTTGGCAGTCCAGCTTGTCCCATTATAGTAATAATCACCTATTCTGAGCTTGGCAGGTATATAGATAAAATCATTGTTCCAACCACTACCACCTTTCATACTGTCACCCTCTATAGGTAATCCCCAATCATCTGTAACTTGTATCATCAACTTGAAATCTATACACAACTTGGTATCTGTATCAAATACTATGGTAGGTGATGCCGTTTTAGTCCTTATAACAGGGAACTCCAGATCACCTGTCTGCCATAAATATTTAACAGTCCCATAATCATCATATTGTTTTATCTCAAACAAGTCCTCATAGTTCAGTTTAACAGGTTTGTTACCTGTATCATAGCTGGCTACCTGTGTTAAGAAAGTCCCTGCCCTTTGTTTCTGCTTATCCAAGCTAAACCCATCGTCTACCTTAGTGAAAGATGTGCTGTTACCAGCATAGTAAACAGGCTCGAATGCTTCTGATTCCGCAAAGTTCTTTATATATGTTTTGCCATTGAACTCCTTGGATTTACTGTACATAGGAACTTGCCATTTGAAATTAGATTCTGGATAGAGACTGTCTTTATCGGCCTCATAATCACTGTCTATCACCACAGCCCTATTATATCCACCTAATATGGATAATTGGTTGTTGTTTCCTTTAGATGGTATATCCCTTAAATTAATAGTAGAAGATAGGGTAGTAGTTGTGCTAGTAAATATATTGGTATAACTAGTTTTACCAGCCTTTATATAGTCCATATCAATAAAGTACACTATTCCATCATATTCTGTAATAGTCCAGTTAAGGAACTTGCATACTTCTTCCAGACATTCCTTTAAAGGCATTGCTTTGCCATCGTCATCAATGAAATTAGCTGTACTTACAGTTATACCATTTAAAGAAGAAGTATATGTATTAGGCATATAAACTGCTCTAAAATCACCTTTACTTTCAGTGATACATTTTTTAATAATATCCATCAATGTAATAGTAGCTCCTTCATCTTTAAAGTCTATGTATTCTAAAGTAGATAAAGCCGATATACACTCTATATTCAATTCGAATAAATTGTTATCATAGTCCTGTGAATATAGTTCTGGTGTTATGAAGCCAGTCCAGATAACAGATCCAGCCTTTACCAAATTAACTTTAAATCTCTGGTATTGCGTACTGAATAACTTCTGTAAGTAATCACTTCCAACTAATTTTAAAGTAGCTCCACTGAATCTAGTAGGATTGTATAAAAAATCTTCGTCATTTACATCTACTATGAATGGTGGTGTGCCACCTGTAAGTTCTACAGGTGTACCAGTTCCACCATCTTCTAGTATTTGTATAGTTAAGGCTTCTCCATCCACATTAGTAAATGGCACTGTGTATATAAGGTTGTACATATTACTTGTATTTACTTGTCTTACTTGTTTGAGAATTAAGAACGCCTACCAAATCCCTGCCTTCGATTCTTAATTTAACCTCTCCACCAGCATTAACGGAAGTCCCACCTTTACCATCTAAAAGGTTAAACAGGTTCTTCTGCTGCCTGTTATTGAGAATCATTTCACCGCTGTTTACTCTGGCTATCATATTATCACCAATGAAGGAATTGCCTCCAATAATACCACCATCAGCAAACTTAGGAATAGAAGCCATTGCGGATATAATAGCAGATATAGCAGCAATAGCATTTATCCAACCTACTACAGGTGTCACAGCGGCACTACCTGCCGCCTCAGCCGCAGCTTTAGCGGTTAATGCTGTTGTAAGTGTAGTTAATGCTGGAAGTGCAGCAGCGACAGAGGATATGATATTAGTACTATAACTTAACCAAGCTGCCGCCCCCTCACTAGTCAAATTGGTAACAGAACTCATAACAGAGCCTATAGCACTGATACTATCCACATAGTCTAAGTTATTTTGGATTGCATTTGTATCAATTCCTTTAACTACGATATTCCCCGCATCCAGATCAGATTTCACAGATCTTCCTGTAGGTTTACTAATATCCCCACCGACTAATAAAGGTGTTCCAGCTGCCCTTAATTGCATCATTCTAAGTTCGGTTTCTGCCTCTTTAATAGCTGCCATAAAACCAGCCCTCATACCATCAGATGTAGCATTAGACAGTTTACCCTTTAATACCTTTATCTTATTCTCCATTTCAATGATAGAACCAGAAGGAATAACAGGAACTACTGCGGTATTATTAGCCTTATTAGCAGAGCCTTCTTGTAAAGAAGCCTGTAGTTCTAATACCCTCTTATCAAAATCTGCAGCCTTCTTTCTTAGGTCGTAACTATATTCATAGTCTTTAAGCATTTGTACCCTATCCTTATCATCATCATTATTAAGGATTCTCATCTTCTCTAGCTCGGCGTTCCTTGCTTTAAATAATGCTATCTGCTTAGTAATCTCTTTGTTCTCCGTCCTAATGGTACCACCACCATACATAGAAGAATAAGCGGTATAACTATATTGTTGGCTCTCTAACTCAGACAATCTTTTCTTATATTCATCTAATGCTTCTTTCTCTGGTCTGCTTGAAAAGTCATTGTTATATATGGATAGATATTTCTCTACATCTTTGGTAGTCCAACCATACCCCTTATATTGTGCCTCTAAAGACTTTATGAGTGTTTGGTCATTACCAGCGGACACATCTACAATATCTATTTTATAATTAGCCTTTAATGTCTGTAACTGCTCGAAAGCCTTCTTGCGTTCCTCTAGGCTCTTGGTCTTGTCCCTAATAATTGCTTCCAGTTCTGTAAACTGTGCCTCAAACCTCTTAGTATTGAAGTCCATAGTCAATTTAGCATCGGCTAGACTATCTCTTAAAGCACTAAGTTCCTTTAAACCTTTGATAGTGGAAAATAAACCATCTTGGAAGGCACTCCAATCACCATTACTAAGGGACTGGAAGAATACATCTATAGTACCCTTGCAGGCATTAACGGTATTATCCCATTCATCCCCTAAAGCCTGTGAACTGTGTACCCACTTGTTAAACGCCTCTCCAGCAGTCATAGCTATCCCTAAAGCACCAGCAAACTTACCTATGGTAGCTGTGATATTCCTGCCTACCTGCTGAAACTGCTGTACTTGTTGTGTGGACTGCCTTATGTTATTATCGAATTGACTACTATTAAGAAGTAGTCTGGTTACTAAATCAGCCATATTTAATTATGTGTTATATATTGTTTAGCCTTCTCTCGTAATCTCTTAATATCCTCATTGCTAATAGATGTTTCCCCTGTAGTATCATCGTCCCAACTAAACTGCATTATATCAGTAGGCTTTAACTTCTTAGTGCTGTTACATTGTGCAATTACATAAGCTATCATTCTAGCCTGTTCCCAGCTATATCTGTCCTTCTTATGTAAATTGCTAATCAGTGGTTCTAACTCATACATCTGCATCTTATCTAGTACATATTCTGGGTCTAGTCCACCTTCTATTACTAAGGTAAAATATATCTCCTTAGTGGTTAGGACTTTTTTTTAGCATCTGTATTATTAGTAATGAATAGCTGTTGCTTCTCCAGTTCCTTCTTTAAGAAGTTCTGGAACTCTACCATAATACCCATATCTTCATCTACGGCTTCTATCAGTTCTTCAAAGGTTAGTGAACTGTCTGGATTATTAGCCATTAAGATACAGTAGAAGAATAGATATTCATCTGTGATAGTCTTTAACTCAAAAGCCTTACCTGTAATTTGTTCATAGATGAATAAGGCCCTAAGAGTATATTTCAGTTTGTAGTCTTGTCCTTTAATAGTCATATCAATAAGTATTTAAAATAAGAAAGCCTTTACACCTCCATAACCTAGAGATATAAAGGCTTTATAATTAAGCTGTGGCAGTCTTAGTAAGTGCTCCCACACCTTCAAAAGATGCTGTAAATGTTGCGTTATCTCCATTAGGCGCATTAGCCTCTAGTGCTGTAATAATAACATTACCCGAATAAATTCCAGTAGTAGCTGGCAACCATCCCCCTTCTGGTACTTCATCCTTCTTTGTTGAATAATCTTTCTCTAAGCAGAATACAGCCTTGATAGGTGTTCTGGCTGTCAGCTTATCGAATAACTGGTCAAAAGTCATACCTTCACCATCATTAGAATAAAGGTTCTCGGTACTACAATTCCAGCTAATCTTTCTTGCAGCCTTAGCTACCCATTTACCACCGCTATCCTTAGAAGTGGTTTCCACTGTTTCCACATTTATACTTAGTTTATGGCTGGTTGCAAATGCTATAGATTTGCCATCTATAAACAGCATCAAATCACCGCCATTAATTACTTGTCCTGCCATTTGTCTTTATGTTGAATGTAAGGTTCTGAATGAATGTATCTTCTATATAATCCTCATCTGCGTTTGTCATTCTAATATTCTGTATGTTAATACCAGAATAGTTACCCCTTTTACCCTGTAAGGCATCCTTTACCGAATCAGCTATTTCTATGCTTTCATTATACTTATCAGAAGCTATAGCTACTTCTACATAAGTATCTTCTTTATAGATAAACCTATCTTTACTATCAGATGGTTCTATACCAGTTCTTCTATAAACAATGAAGGGAAATGTAGTACCAGTATCAGCAATTAAGGGATATATTTTATTTTGTACCCTGCCAGTAACATTAGCATCATTACTAAGCAGGTTATATATTGCTTTGCCTACTTGTAAACTCATAGTCTGTTTCTATTTGCTATTCTCTGAATTGATTGGCTTATAAGGTTATCCATATTATCAAAGATTTCTCTTTCCTTATTGGTTTTAGCTGTTCTAAAGAAATGTGCTGCATTGATATTACCTCTATTAGCTGCTACTCTCTGCCTTCTAATAGGATTCCTTCCTCTAACAGAAGCACTATTATTACCAGTGGTTCTTCTAACTCTAGTACCCATTTCAAAGAACTTCAATCTAAAGTCACCCATAATATGTACTTTAGCTTCTGTCCCGTTTCGGTCAGCATTAGATTTAACCCCACTTACTAAGGTTCTACCATTCCACCAGTTTCTACTAGAAGCTGCCCTACCTAAAGTCTGTCTTAGTTGTCTTTTAGTTTCCGTTGCTAGAATACCAGCACCCTTTCTTAAAGCACTCCTATAGACCTGCCTTTGCTGTCTGCCTGTCAAATCTGCGAACATAGAAGTAACCTGTCTGGCATCTACTTCTATATTATTCATTTATCAATTCAGTTACTATGGTTATTGATTGCTTATATAATTCTCGGTTAATACTAAGAATCCTGTACTTATAGCCATTCCAAATAATTCGCATTAGCTCATTAACCTTGTGATATAACCTTATGGTAAAGGTAACTGTATAGCAGTGGATTATTTCATTATTCTGGTTCTGTCTGTTTCCAGTATTATATGTAACCTGCGCTCTGGTACTTATAACATCCTTCCAGTTTATACCATTAGCCCCATATACATCTTTAACTGTTACAGGCTCTTGTATGGTAATCGGATAATTTAGTAATCCTGCTCTCATTTTATTTCATAGTGTTTATAAAGTCCTATAAGGTATTCATAACTATAAGGCAGTTTAACTACTGTACCAAATGCTACTGGCTCTCTATTAGCATATAAGTTACCTATCATTAGTAACATAGCGTGAATTATAGCAGGTGGTAAATTACCACCTGTTTCTAATTCATCTAAAGCTATGTCTAAATGTTTAGATACTGAATCCTCTGCTACAGCTATTAAGTCCAGAATGTACATATCATCTGCCCTAAAATCCTCATCTACCAGCAGGTGTTTCTTAGCTTGTTCTAAAGTTATATACATAGCTTACTACTTATTAAATAGACTATAATTAGGCTTTAAGAACCTTCTTAACAAATGCTTCTGCTCTTCTAGGCTTGGCATCAAAGTAAGCATTGATAACAAGTCTTACTTTACCGTTAGCAGCCTGTGTATATGGGTCTACTGTTAAATCAATTCCACCCCATTGACCGATAACCAAATCAGCGAAATTACCGTAAACAATACCTTTACCTGCTACAGCAGAAGTACAAAGAACAGGATAGCCGTTTACCTCATTACCTTCCATAATGAAAGAATTTTGATTCTTTGCGGTGGACTTTAATACAGCCTTTGCAGAAGGTGAAACAATAAACTTAATATCACCTCTTACATTCTTCTCACCTAATGTAGCTTCCATATTTACAAAGTCTGTATAAGTAACAGCGGCAGTATCAGCAGTTACACCATTAAGCAAACCAGCAGGTTGTGTAGCAGAACCAGCAGCAGTACCCAAAATAGTAGCTTCCAACTTATTAGAAATAGCTGATACAATATCACGTTTCAACATTTCTTCTGCACTGTTAGAATCTTGAATTAAGAACTGCTTAGATACGTCGATATATGCAGTCAGTCTTTTAGGCTCTAGGTTTACTTCACTGAAAGTACCCGCACCATCAGAAGCAGCAGTCACTTCACCAGCCCAGCCTACATTTGAACCAGAATAAACAGGAATAGATACATTGCCTACTAAACCAGTCATATAAGAAGCACCTGCTTGTGCCAATACTAGACTAGCTCTCAATGGCTCTAAAATACCCAATTTATCTTCTGCTACATTCTCTTGCCCTGCTGTAGCTACAGTAGCTTGTATGTTTGCTCTTTCTTCAATAGGAAGTACAATCTGTCCGCTATAAGACTGACCAGCCTTTCTCATTTCAGAGATACCAGCAGTTACCACTTCCTGTGCTCTCTCGTCTAATTGTCTGTTATTGGCTACATCATTAATAGCCTTTAAAAGTGAAAACTTTTCCTTCATAGTATTAGTTGTATGTGTTGTTTGTTTAAGGTTATCTTCCTCTATCTTTCTAATCTGAATATCTATATCTGCTACTTCCTTGGTAAGTGTATCAAATTCTACCTGCTCTCCTGCATTTAGCTTTCTTACTTCCTTCTCAGCACCAGATATAATTTCCTCTGCTCTCTTTTTAAGCAGTTCCTTCTTGTCCAGTAGTTCTAAGGTGTTCATTAGTTTAATTTACTCCTAAGTCTAGCGAAGTAATCTTTTAAATCCTCGCTCTCTAAATCCTGCATCTTTCTTAATGCTACAGATGTATCTGGATATGCTTCCTTATATACAGGTGATACATCGAATAATTTTTTGAAGCTATTGATAGTTCTTAAATAACTACCATCTTCCTTCTTAGTCCAAGTATCTTTACCGATAGTAAAGGCAAATGAAGAAGTACTAATATCACCCCTTCTAAGACCTTCTAACAGTTCATCACCTAAAGCAGTGTTAGGTGCTTCAAACCTGTATTTAAGTCCAGTATCATCTATAGTTAATTCTAGGCTTCCAGTACCATATTTAGACCTAGCTAATATACCTCTATCCTCATTGTGATTAAGTAAACATAGTATATCAGACTTTTCTAAAATACCTTCTAAGGCTGTAGGTTCTATTACTTCAGTAAAGCCTCCTAAATCCCTAGACTGCTTACCGAATACTAAAGCATAGCCTTCTACTGTTCTGGAATCCATCTTTACGATTTCATTACAGTTTCTTAGTTCTCTCATCGTGTTATTATTATTCTAATAGAATCCAACCTTTATTATTAACCCTAGCCTGTAGTGCTTCCACTTGTTCCTTTAATAGCTTGTTCTGTTCCTCTAAAGACGTGATATATTGCCTTAGTGTTGAATCATCATAGTTACTAAGTCCAGCCAATTTCTGCTTCTCTGGATTGGTGTAATCATTAGTAGACAAACCTTTGCCAGATACTTTATCCACCTTGTTGGCTACAGTGGCTTTTAAAGCGGAATCATTATATATAGTATCAGTAAACTTGGCATCAGCAGGTACATCACATTCCACTGTATGTCCGTTTACAGTATCTGCATTACCACCGTCAGCGGGTACTGTAACTGGTATTGAATCCTTAATACCTTGCAATTCTAGTTGTAAGTCTGTCTGCTTAGTAATATCACCTTCTACAGTTCCCCATACAGCATTAACTGTACTACCAATCTTGGCACTGATTCTATCCAGTTCTAATACTCCTTCTTTAGTTGCTCTCTGTAGTTCCATTACTTCAAATAATAATTAGTCTGCCCTTTAACTACCTCGTCATAATAAGCATCATTGAACATAGCATTAGGACTTTTAAAGCTGTAGCTGTAATAGATTAGTCCAGATTGTAGCTTATCTAGGTCAGATGAATTAATAACCGCCTTATCTATTCTATCCTCCTCAATTATACCAGTCAAATCACCATCCTTAAAACTACATTCTATAAACTCTGCTGGGTTTGTGGTGTAAAGTCTTAGTATAAATTCAGAAGTGTTTCTTACCCTAAAGGGAATACCGTCCTTATCTTCCAACTTAATATTAAATACTAAGTCAGTCCCCTTGTAAATTGTCTGTATCATTGTCTATTGCGTTATTGGTGGGTATATTGTTAGCAGCGTTCTTTAGTTCCATAAGGTTTACTTGTACAAAGTGGGAATCACCACCATCTACAGCAGGTAAATCCAACTGCTTTCTAATCTCATTGGCACTAACCACACCGATATTAAATAGTGTATTGTAGTAGTTTGCTAAAGATTGTTTATCCGCTCTTAGTAATACAGATGTATCAAATCTTACATCTATTCTACTTCTTTCAGAAGGCTTATATAGCTTACGCTCAAACTCCAATTCGATCTTCTCTAGTAATGGTGACAATGTATCAGTAAGGAAAGCTAACTGGGTAGCCTCAACAGTACTATAGCTGCTCTTAGATAAGTCAAATGCTTTAACTGGTGATACCCCGAAGAACCTGCATATATCAATTACGTTAAACTGTCTAGTTTCTAATAGCTGTGCATCAGCGGGATTCACTGTAATAGGCTGGAAGTCCATATTTCCTTCTAATACAGCCACTCCATTAGGTGTACCAGTAGTGGGGCTGAATGCTGTCTGCCAGCTAGTTTTTAAATCTACCTTCTGCTTACCAGTTAAAGTAGATTGTACCTTTAAGATTCCAGCCAAATTAGCACCTCCTTTAAAGAATCCTTGTGCGTGTGATTCTGAATCTGTAGCCAGTCCTAAAGTCTGTTTGGCGTGCTCTAAAGTGCTTATACCTGTAATACCATTATAACTAAAGTTCAGTATATGAATCATATTACAAGGCTCTACAAGTCCTTTAATACCTACAACATTATATCTAATTCCGTCCTTCTGTTCAGTAATAGTAACATAATCTGGTTGTATATAATAAAGTGCCATTGCGTCTCCTTTAGTATCTCTTTCTATATAAGCATATCCATTACCTTTAAGTAGTGTACTTACTATCAAAGTCTTTATAAAAGTAAACCTACTCATCTTCTGATTAGGTTCTTTGTTCAGTAAATAATAGGTAGGATGCTTAATAAATTTCTCCTTATAACCAGAATCATTAATGTAGTATGGCTCTAATGGTAATTGTGCCACTGCGTCACTAATAACATCCACGCATCTGTAGACTGTACTAAGAAGCATAGCCTTATTAGTAGTGTAGCCACCATTCATATTATACATCAATGAATCACAGAATAACCCTCTGGTTTCCTGCGCTGGTTCTTTCTTTTTAAACCAATTAGTAAAAAGTCCCATTATATTGTGATTATTTCATTGCTAAATCTAGGATTCCGCAAATACATACCTAAAGCCTGTATCATTGCTATAGTTCCATCTATCTTCTTCTTGTCTACTGCCTTATTCGGTTTAACATTACCATTATAATCAGACTTCAAAGTAACATTTCTAAAGCAGTACCTATTTATTTCATTGTTATCAATAACTGCCTTACCAGATAGTATTAGCCTTTCCAGTTCTCTAGTAGGCATATTAAAGTTACCTAGTGTTTGTGGATATTCTTCTAATGGTAGTCCCTGCTCTGTAGAATCTATAGCCCATTGTGTAGCATTATACTTGTCATATCCTACAGACTGGATATTAACTACATCAGCATACCTAAGCATATCAGCGGTTATATAGTCATAATCAGTAACATTACCACTGGTAACAGTAAGATAACTCTGCTGCTTCCAGTATTTGTAAAGTTCCTTATCTGCCTTATCCTTTAATGCTGATTCTGGAAGATAGTAATGTGTCTTAAAGTAGTAAGTACCATCCTGTACTACTAAGTAAGCTACAGCAGTTAAATCCGAAGTAGCAGCCAAATCAACACCTACATAGCAATCCATACCAGCGAACTTATTAAGGTCAACTTCTTTACTGCATTTTATAATATAATCCTCTGGAAGCCATACATAAGAACTGTCACACCACAAATTTAAGGTCTTAGTTTTAACTCCGACTTCATCAGCTGGGTTATTAATAGCTTGCTGTACCTGTCCCCTAATGTATTTGGAAGTAACTGTAATATCTAAGTTTGGTGCACATTTAACCCAATTCATTTCATCTCTCCAATCATCATCAGCATCTAAAGAATAGATAGCTATAAACATTTCATCATCTATCTTTAAGCCGTTCAGCACCTCTATAGCTACGGTTCTTAATTGGTAACAGGGTAAGGTCTTGTCAAATCCAGCGGTAGTAATAGTACAAAGATGTGGGTTCATTCTCATTCCCATACTAGACTTGATAACATCCCTAACCTTACTATTCTTAGCGGCGTGATATTCATCCAACAACCCAAAACTGGCATTAAAACCATCTAACTTACTATCATCAGCAGCCAATACTTTCAACTTGGAATTAGTAAGGTTAAACAGAATATCAGCCCTATAAGCGGTAAGATACTTACCTTTAGAATCCAGTCCCTTACTAAACTTGCTACACATATCGAATGCAATTTTAGCCTGTTCCTTGCTATTAGC